AAGCCCCAGAGCGGTATTAAAGCCGCCCGTGGTGTTGGAGAGCATGGCGGCAGCGCCAACGGCGGTATTGTAAGTGCCCGTGGTGTTGGCCCCTAGGGCGCTCCACCCAACGGCGGTACCGGCTGGTCCCGTGGTATTAGCCCCTAAAGCGCCATATCCAAAAGCCGAGTTTTCGCTTGCCGTTGTGTTAAGGGCCAGCGAGCCCTGTCCAACGGCGGTGTTGTAGCTAGCAGTGTTGGCGTTTAGGGATTGAAAACCAACGGCGGTGTTGCTCTCGCCGGTCGCATTTGTTGCAAGAGCCGCGTATCCAACGGCGGTATTGTAAGAAGCCGTCGTATTTCCATAAAGTGCTTGATACCCCAACGCGAGGTTATAATTGCCCGTCGTATTGGTGTACATGGCCAGAAAGCCGAGCGCCGTGTTGTTGTTGCCGGTGGTGTTAAGTTGCAGCGCGCCCGACCCGACAGCCGTAAGGCTTGATCCTGTGGTGTTGTTTGTTAACGCTTGAGAGCCAATGGCGATATTGTAGCTTGCCGTCGTATTGGCAAAAAGCGCCTGATACCCTGACGCGACGTTATAACCGCCCGTGGTGTTGGTGGTAAGGGCTTGATAGCCGTTGGCGTTGTTACCCGCCCCCGTTGTGTTGGCATAAAGGGCTTGGTAGCCGGTAGCGACGTTATAATTGCCCGTCGTATTGGCCGCTAGGGCGGTTACGCCAAGAGCGGTGTTGCTTGCCACCGCAGACGCGCCAAGGCCCACTGTGAGGCCCTGGATGGACGCAGCGCCCAATTGGATAAACTTGCCAGCTGTATCAAAGCGGGCAACTTCAGTTCCGGTGTTTTTAATCAAAAACGGTAAGGCGCTGCCATAATCAACCAGCGTATTACCAGCGGTGTCTACACCAAAGAACGCGCCATTGGTTGCGCCGAAGCCAGTATTACTGTTTCCGGCTTGATAACCGGCTTTGGCTGATCCTGCCGTATAGGCGCCGAAGTTCCAATTAACTGTGTTGCCCCCCGCAACTCCGATGCTTGTGGTGGCGGTTACTGTGGTGAACGCGCCCGTAGCCGCTGCGGTGGCCCCGACAGTGCCATTGATGTTGATAGAAGCAGTGCCCGTAAGGTTGGTCACGGTGCCGCTGGAGGGTGTACCAAGTGGACCACCCGTATAAAGCGCCCTTTCAGCCGGATATGTTACAAAGACATCCTTAGTTCCCGCTGAGAAGGTCGTCTTAGTCGTACCGCCCGCACTAGAGGACAACACCGTATCGCGGGAAAGCGTCGTACCTGAAGCCGTATAGGTGCCGATCCCGACTTCCCATTCAGCGCCGCCTGCAATCGTATAGTACGTCGTATTAGCATTACCAATTGCCGAGCCAAACGTCTGGTAGCCTGTAGGCGCAGTACCGCTAAGGGTAACAGTCCCCTGCCCCGTGGTAGTCGTTGTATCGCGAACACGGTCAGCAAGAGTTAAAGCCATTACGCAATCCTAATAATAGCGTTCGTAGCATCAGCAGTTGGGAAGACGATGGTGAAGTCACCAGCCGTAGAAGTCTTATCCGCACCGAAGTCCAGAGCGCAAACCGAAGCGTTGGCAACCAAAACGTTTGCATAGTTATTAGCCGAAGGCGTGTTGTTATAGATCAGCGCGCCGCGAGCTGTAATCGTAGCAGTCGTCCAAGTCGTATCCGCAAAGTCCACAAAGCCCGTACCAGCCGAGGTGCTCGTGTTAGTAACAGCGACGTTGGGAGACGTAAGGGTGTTGCCACCCGCCACGTAGTTAGTGCCAGTAACTTCGTTAGACGAGGTATATGCCGTCGTGTTTGCATCAATAGTAGCCGAAGAAGTGTAGAGGGCAATTTTAAACGTATCGCCGCCCGTACTACGGAAGTCGTGTACGGCAGTAAGGATCGACCCCTTAAACGCCGTAGTCATTGATTGCGTAATTGCCATCTGAAGGCTCCTTAATCTGCTAGAATTGCTGCTAGTTCGGGATATCCCGCATTCGTAAGTTTGTTAATAATCGTAGTATTATGCGACTTAACTGCCTCGTGCATATAGTACACGAGAACGCGGCGGATGTTTTCTCGAAAAGCGTGAGCCTGCTCCGCAATAACGGGCGGGGCATTGCCACTAACAGCGATAATCTTGTCTAGAGCGCGCTCTGCAATTTCTTCAGGTGTAAACCCACGCCCTTGCGTGGACATAACCATAACAGAGCCAAGGAACGCATGGACTTCTTCAGTTTGCATTTATCTCACCGGGTAGCGTGATTGCATAGTTCTATACATGTCTTGACGATTTTTGCCTTCACCCAGTTCCTTCAGGAGCGCCAACGCCTCGTCATAGCGCTTTTGGTACTGGGCTACAATATCCTGCTCACCCTTCATAAAGGTGTAGGCTTCTAACAGTGAGCCATAGAGTAGCACGGAGCTAAAATTATCCCCCAACCACGAGGTGCCCGCTGTGACGATAGAGGTGGGATAATAGAAGTAATGCAGTTCCATACTGTATGAGGCGTCGGGCGTGGGGCCGAGGATGTAAGAGTTTGCGTCAAAAAAGGCGTAGTGCGTGGGTTTACCAGTGCTTAGTGGGGCCGGGAATGCCTCACGTATATAGTTAACATCTTTGTTAAGTAGGTAGTCGTACGCACCAGTAACCGGATCAATAACCGCTAGAGAGAAGTTAGCAAGCCAGTCAGAGGGTACACTAAGGTACTTATTCCCCGACGTAACATTACCCGTAACACTCTTACGGAGGTCGAGAAGCTGGACGGTGTTATAGATACGTTGCTCAGCTTGCCCAACAAATATTGCAATCTGCTCAGCAGTCGTGAGATCGCCCACCCCCGTAGTCGTCGGGAAGTCGTTTTCCGCGTAGGATTTTATCGACGCAACGAGTGTAGCGTAATTCACTGGCTAGCCCATCTTTGTGCTGCTGCTATTCCCACGAGAAGTATTCTTCGTCCCACGAGTACGCAGGGTTTGCGTGTTGGCAACCTTATTAGGGTAGCCGTTAGTGCCCGTGTCACCCGTATAAGTGACTGGCTGCTTTGAACGAGACGGCAGTGGGTTATCCGTAGCGGGAAAATACTCGAACTTATCCATTCTTGTTTACCTTCCCCATGTCCTGCTTAACATCACGGAACGACTTCTTTTGGTTAGCAACCTTAGCGAGGCCCCGACCGAGAGACTTCATCTGCGCGTTAGTCTTGCCGCCTTTAGCCATTAACCTATCCTCACCGTTACGGTACCTATAGCACCTACACCTAATAGCGTATTTGGAAGGCCAGATAAAGCCAACGGGTTATTAAGACCCACCGGGTACCAACCCCATTGTATTACTCGGCTACCACCAGATGGCACGCCGAATGCATCGACATCTTCTGTGCTAGGTGGGTTAACCGTTAAAATCTGCAGACCAGTAAGGCCCGCCTGGGTATAGGTCGTATCTGGCCTTGGGTTCCGTACCGCTTGCGGATCGTTCACTGGGTACAGGCCGAGGGACAACTGAGGTTGATCTGGTTCCCAGCACGTACGGCAAACAAGCAAGTTTACGTTTTTAGTCTTGATAACAAGCGTACGCAGTTCTTTAAGATTGTATTGAAATCCACACCGATCACACTCGGCAATAGACCTTTTACCAGAAGCAAACTTAGTAGGCATGGGGCCTCCTAGTAGAACATCTGGCGCGGAGCGAGCCGTAGGGAAGACTTATCACGATCTTCATCGGAAGCTTGGTCCCATGCCTCATCATACACCTGCTTCAGTACTTGTGTACGTTGCATTGCATCAGGGATTTTAAAAGAAAGGTTATAGGCAAGACCCGCGACTAGCGCCGGGAGCATACGGAACGGGATATCTTGGGTCTCTACACCGCTGCCTGCATCCTGAATGCGGCGCAGACGCCAGTACACAAAGGTGTACAAATTGCTCTGGTCCGGGGACGGCCAGACGTTGATCGTAGGATAATCAATACCTGTAGCGGCATCCGTGCCGTAAGGCTGTCCACCCACCGGATAGGTCGCACCTGATTGGCGGTTAATCCACACTTGGATCGGCCTGCCTTGCGCATTCTTATTAGGGATCGAGGAGTACGTATCAACGCTAATACGGCTGATATTGATATCCGTTTGGTTAATCCCTGACTGGGTACGGACAACGTGATCGAGTAGATCAATCGTATCGATTGGGAGGGAGTACACAATCTGCCCCTGCACCAGCGGGATCGAACCCTGCTCAATGGTCCAAAGATTAATACCCCGGTTAGCCCATTCAATCGTCAGGAGGTTCAGGCTACGGCGAGCCGTACGCAGGTCATAGCCCGTGCGCAGTTCAGCGCCACAGCGCTCAAAAGCCTCTTCAATAAGGTTATTGAGATCAAGATTGAACGAGGTTGTACCGCTGGTTGTCATCTAAATCCCGCTGTCTTCTTTGCTACAGTCTTAGGCTGCTTGACGAACTGTTTGCCCTTAGCCTTACCCTCCCGCTTTGCCTTTGTCGTCGCTGCATATTCTGCGGAGGATAAAGACTTTATAGCATTCGTTGGTAAATACCGCTCACCTGTCGCCTTAGACCCCTGTGTTGACGGCTTACCGCTTTTGGTTCGCCACTTCTGCTGGGTCCAAGACTTTAAGCTCTGCTGAGATTTGGCCAACCCACTCACTTGTAGCCGCCGCCTCTATCTTTGTACTGCTTAGCCATCATTTGGGCTTTCCTCGCGGACCACTGACCCGGAGCGCCACCCTTGCCGCCAGCTTTGACGGAGTTAAAAATAGCCTTACGCATGGTAGGTTTGGTGTAGTTACCAGCAGCGTTTACCTTAGATTTTGGTTTCTCGGCCATTAGTTAAACCTACCTTGGTTCATCATAGCCATCCGCTGCATTCTGCGCATAGCTTGCATACGGTTATTTTCTGGGCGCACTTGCTGCGGAGCCCCCGGGCCTTTTGGAGGCGGCATAACAGGGCGGTTCATGGGCGGTTGTACTGGAGCTTGCTGGGCCATAGGCGGTTGTGGTTGGGTCTGCGCCAGTGCTCGTTGGTATTGCTGCGTTATCACCTGCGGGTTTTGCTGGGCCATAGGCGGTTGTGGTTGGGGCTGCCCTTGCAATTGTTGCTGGTATTGCTGCATTACCGCTGCCGCCTGCGGGTCCTGCTGACCAAACTGGGGTTGTGGCTGGCCTTGCAATTGCTGCTGGTATTCCTGGCGCGCTGCCGCCTGCGGGTCAAACTGGGGTTGTGGCTGGCCTTGCAATTGCTGCTGGTATTCCTGGCGCGCTGCCGCCTGCGGGTCAAACTGGGGTTGTGGCTGGCCTTGCAAGAAATTACCATACGCCGACAATTGGGTCTGTGGCGTTACCGCGCTTAGCCCTCCCAACCCCGTACTTAAACCTTGGGGCTGACCCATAGGGGCTTGAGGGGGCTGACCCATAGGGGCTTGAGGGGCCTGACCCATAGGGGCTTGAGGGGCCTGACCCTGCGGTTGGGACGTATAATAGGCGTCCATCGCATCGGACATATCCATTGGCGTAGTACCTTACTTCTTCTTTTTGAAGCCCTTTAGCATCTCAGCAAACCGGGCGCGTTGGCCTAACTTACCGGGCTTTTTGGCAGCGGCATCCAGCTTACCAGCGGGGATAGGTTCACCCTTCTTGGCACCGAGGGAAGCACGAAGAGCGCCGGGCTTCTTGATAGCGCCCTTAATAAAGTTAGCGCCACCCTTCTTTAGCTTAAGCTCAACGTGCTTACCGCCGTGTTCAGCGGTTTCATGCTGCTTAAAGGCTTTCTTAATCAGCGCCTTGTCTTGGGCCTTGTCGTCCTTATCAGACTCCTTAGCCTTACCGCCCTTGGCATAGGCCATCTTGGAGGGACGGATATCACCCATACCCCGAGACGGACGCATTAGCTGCAGCCCTTCATAGAGCCGCCGCGAGCCATCTTAACTTGCTTAGCCTTGGTCTTACCCTTGGAAGCAATACCATCAGCGGAGGAACGGAACGAACCGCCAGAAGCCATCTTCTTCGCAGAACCACCAGAAGCCATCTTTTTCATATCAGTACCTTTCTTTTGGGCAGAACCGCCCTTTTTCATGCCGGGAGCCCCGGCCATAGAAGAATCAGCCATAGGAGGACTGGCCATAGGAGGACTGGCCATAGGAGAAGCGCCCCCACCTGTGGCCGCATTACGCACTTTGGGCAAAGAAATAATGGTACTGGCTTTGCCAGAAGTGTTTTTACCGCCAAAAGTTTTCTTTTTCATGGTCATACCTCTACAGAGATGCGCGTGTATTATGTTTATTAAGCTCATCGATCTTATGTTCTAGCCGTAAAACCCCGGCGTCAAACCGATCCATTATCTTGTCTAGTTCCCTACTATACTCTGCTCTGGTGATATGGTCACGAGCAACTTCTTCCCGGGTAGTGTTGAGCAGGGCGGAGATACGATCCACCTCATTAAACTTCGCCTTTGCCACAAACCCAAAGACCGCCATAAAGGCACTAAGCACGACGTTCCACGCCATCATTTCCATACTGGGCATATTTAGCACTTCCATGCCCTCAAAGATTTGTTGATGCGGCTGTTCGGATCGTTAGCCGTCTTAGCGCTGGTAAGCTTCTTTTTCATTCCGCTCATCCGCGCGCAAAAGGATTTCTTACGAGAGCCGCCTTCAGGCTGCGGGGCCTTAAGTCCCGGTTTCCCCGGGTTGGCGGCGTTATAGGAAGCACGGCCTTTGGCGTTTAATCCGCCCTTGGGGTTCTTACCTTCTTTGCGCGTCCAAGCCGGGGACTTAGCCATCATGCCACCTTCTGAGAGGGGACTACCATTGGGTAAAGGATGTCTTTACCGTAGTCGCCTACGTACTCTTGAACACCCATGTGGCCGAGTTTGATGGTTGGATCGATCCACACTTCATAGCCATGCTCGCGGGCACGGTCACAGAACAAGAAATCCTCGCCCATATACCCAGCCTCGGTAACCTTGAAATCAAACACGGCGTTGAGCACACGGTCAGTGCGGGTGTCGTAATATTCCCACTCTTTGTGCGCCTCTACGAGCGTCTCAAATACTTCCCGACGAACCATCATAAAGGCAGTGGCTACATGAGTCGCACGGACAAGACCCATGCTGTTCATCGTAAGCTCGTGGCTATCGTCATAGTCGAGGTTGGCAATATAGGTCTTGTGCTCACTACGGGTACGTGGAACCCCGGCAACGATACCCTTCTTGGGGTCTTCCGACCAAGATAGCAGGCGCAGAATATCATCAGGTTCGAAGTTAATATCCGAATCAATGAAGAGCAGGTGGGTGCAGTTGGATTCTAGGAAGTCCTTAACCAACAAATTGCGGGCTCGGGAGACAACTGAACAGCCACAGATACTACCAATCTGGATATCAATACCGTGCTGTGGAGCCGATTGCGCAAAGCGCGCAAGCGAAATAGCTAGCTTAAGAGAGACCTTAAAGTCATACGCCGGGAGGGCGATGAATACACTTCTCCCGGCGAGACTATATCCCTGTTCCTGTTCCACATATCACCCGTAGAAAATGGTTGCGGTTACGTTTGCGGATAGACCCACATAAATCCCGTTTTCAGCTAGAATACCTTCGCCGGGAATAAGAACGTTAAACGCAACGGGGTTATAGCTATCAGCTTCCATCAAGATGGTTGGGTACATTGTCACATTGCCCGAGGTAGTAAGAGACGGCGAAGTGATGGTGAAAGAAGTAGAGTTGGCGCTTACTACAATATAAACATTATCTACGCCACTACCGCTAGTGAAGTCCAACCATACTCGATCACCCGCAGTTAGGGTGTTTGCAATCGTAATCGTACCAGTAGTGGTAGAAATGCTGTACGTACCAAGCTGGGGAGTATAATCCGCAAAAACGGTATTCCTAGCAGCAGCAGTCGTATCTGCAGATACAATAGCCCCTTTCAGGCGAGTACGTGAAGTATACGCAACGCCTGAAAGGGATATATGTTTAGATTTAACATCGTATTGCATACCCATAAGGTACTCCTATTACGAAGTGGCGAACGGAGTAACAATGGTGCCCGAACCAATTACCACACCTGAAACAGACCACATCGTGGCGTTAAGCGCCGTAACGGTGACATAGGAACCAACAATACCGCCCTTGGTCGTACCATTCAGGTTAACCGAGCGGATGCTCGTACCATTGGCAGCGAAACCATTAACCGTATCCGTAGTATCCGTATCAATAACCAGCAGTGAGCCAACCAGATATTGCGAAGCCGCAGTGATGATCTTCCAAGTCGTAGCCGCAGTTTCCACAAGGAAAGTAAAACTAGTACCCATATTGTTAAGTGTGTTTGGGTCAGAGCCGGGGCCAGAGCTATTCGGGTCCGCCGTAGCGTTCAGCGACGGAAGTGTAATAACCAGCGTGGCGTCGTTGGTACGGATGACACGGCCCGCATAGGTTGGGACATCCAACGTGATGGTGTTCGTGCTATCGGCAAGGTTGAGAACGCTGCCCGGGCCTTGAGTGTAGAACCCATTAAGCGAGCGGACAGGACCTTGGAAAGTAGCTAGAGCCATGAGAATTTCCTCGTGTAGAAGCACATCCCTGTATCGTCTCTTCTACGTCTGCTAGGCCAGTCGATACAGGTATTAAAACCTAGACGTATTGTTTTATACACCGCACAAGAAAAAAGGGAAGAGATGTAACTCTCTTCCCTCTCTCTGTTTATACTAGCGGTCCTACTACGGAGCGCCAGCCGAGCCAAACATGCCCAGCGGGTCAGACCAGCCGAACGAGTAACGCTCGCGGCTCTTGTAACGGACGTTTCCGGTATCGAAGTCTCCATCCATTGACTGCGCCAGAGGCGAGCGGACGAAGTGCTTCATACCATTCGGAACATCCGTGGACAGGAACCAAGCATCGGTGTCGGTCAGGTAGTGGTTGACGGTATAGCCTTCCGGGATCGAACCGTTGTTCTTCAGTGCATTGATATCATTATCCGAAGTGCTGACGCGGAGTTCCGTTTCCAGCAAGCGGGTAGCAATAAACATCGAAGACGGCGGGATGATCAGCTTCTTCGGCTTAGCCGCGATCAGCAGACCACGTTCATCCACCCAACCAGCGATCTGGATAACGGCGGCTTCAAGCGAAGTCTCGTTAAGGTCAGCCGGGGTCGTGGGGATGTTCGAGTTAGTACCGCCAGAGACAGTCGGATGCGAAGCACTAAACAGGCAGACGCCGTCGCCACCGAGGTAGCTGGAGCTAAAGCCGTTGTTCAGAACCGCAGCCGCCTTGGTCTGCTTGGTATATGCCATAGCGCGGGCCAGGGCCTTGGTGTAGCGGGCCGAGAGCGAGTCATAGAGGTTGTCCTCAATGGCTTCTTCGGTCAGCGAGAACCCAAGGGCGATGGTCTCGTGGTTATAGCGAGCGGTAAAGGCTTCCTGAGCGTTATCATAAGCGATAGCGCTGCCTTCGTTCTTAACCGGAGCAGCCGAAAAGCCCGACAGCTTGGTTTCTTCTTCGAACGAACGCTCGGAGGTTTCGGTTTCAAAGATTTCCTTATGCTCTTCGCCGTAGCGAGCATATTCCAAACCGAACAAGGCGTTCAGGCCGGGCAGGAGTTCTTTAAGGAGTTGTGCGCGTGAAATAGCCATCTAATTTACTCTCCTTAAATGCCGCTAGCTTGGCGATATTGGTGACCGCCAGTAGCACCAGTGGTGGGCTCGTTCCACTTTACGATAACCTCGGTATAGGAACCGGGATAACCCGCGAAAGCGGTTTCGGGCACAACATCAATGATACGGACAGGCCAAGTGTTCGTGGTAGCGGTGGTGGCACCGATAGCGACACTAGAGTTACCAGTCGCCGTACTACCGGCAGCCTGAGTAAGAATGGCGTTGTTACCCACGTTGGTACGAGCGACATAAGCAATCGTAGTCGGGGCGCTATTCGAAGTAACAACCGCGACACGGAACAATTGATCCGGGTCATCAGCAACGTAAGCCACAACATCAGTGATGTTCGTGGTACCAGGGTAATACTGACGGAACGTCTTGCCATAGGTTGGGTCCGTATAGGAGCAACCAAGGAAAACGCCGACAGGGGTAGCTGCATCAGTACCGACATCTTTATCAACGGTGCCAGAGCTAAGCAGCTTCACGACATCGCCAAAATAGATGGCCGTCGAGGAGTTAGTGACGATTGGGATTTGACGGGTAGAACCCGCAAACACCTGACCCCCGATCAGATTGATCGGAATAAGCCCGTAAGGGGCGCCAACAGAAGGATAAGCCATCCAAAGCTCCTAATTTATTTGCCTTTGCCGAACGATGTCTTGGATTGTCGCTCCCTGAAGAGGGGCATCCGAGGATCGTTTTCTCGCATAAAGTTATTGTCTACAGCTTCAATCTGAGAACGGGTCTGACCTTCGTAGTACTCCCTACGTTGGTCCATGAACTCCGAAGGAATCTTGCAAAGCAGCAACCCTGCGACTTCGATATTGTCTTTAAATCGACTACCGGGATCGACCAGCACCTGGAAATGCGGCTGTTCTTCGATCCGAACCGGCTCCCAACCTTCTCGTAGTTTGGACGAGACGTTGCGGGGGTCTGGTTGACCTAAAGAAGAGACACGTACCCACCTATATGCATATCCGGGCTCTTTATCCGGTTCCGGCAGCGCAGATGCAGGCTGCCAAGACTTCGGACGCTCGACTTGCGTACGGGTTTCCAGTTCTCGCGTGATTCTTGGTCCAGTCATTTTAGCGCTCCATCTTCGAAAATTCCCGAGCATATTGCTCAGGAGTGATGCCCAGTTTCTTAGCAATGCTAATCTGGGACTGTTTCAACACGATCTTTTTTGAAGATGTGCTTCGAGAAGCGGGAGCAACGACGTTAGAAGGACGCGATGCGGATTTGGTGTTACCGCTAGTCGGTTTAGGTGTTTCCCCAAAATACTCAGGGAAACGGCGTTGCATCGTGTTGTCGATGCTATGCCAATATTCGTCGGTACCAACATAGCCAGTACCGTGTTGTGTCTCAAGCTTCTGGTGAAGCCCAAGCGCGGATGCAGTCATCTCCGGGTCGGTACCCCACCACGTATTGCGCTCTTGCCACGCCATAGTCTTGGAGTCTGGCCTCGGAGGGGCCGCGTATTGAGTATTAGTTACAGCAGGTTCTTCTTCTTGTAAAGCAGGGCGATAACTCTTCAGTTGTTGAAGCTTGTAACTAGCGTCCGTAAGCCGTTCTTGGGCTTCAAGAACCTTATCAGAGTCGCCTTCTTCATACGCCAACTTATAATCACGTCGCGCATCTGCCGCTTCCATTTCGGCAGTGTTCTTATAGCTAGAGACGAGGTGGCTTTCGCCATTAGAGAGTGAGGCTTTAAGCCGCTTGTTCTCTTCCATCATCCGCTGGGCGACAGAAAGAGCCTCGTGCTTCTCACGAGATTCACGTTCCTTTTCCCGGCGCTCGTCGTGCCAGACTTTCTTCATCTGCTTAAGGCGGGTCTTAACCTTATCAGAGTAGTCTTCGAGTTCGTCTGCCTCTAGCTCTTCAACCAATTCTTTTGGCATAGGCGCACGATCCCGGTCCTCCGGGGGCGTATCATCCTCTACTTCAATCTCGGGTCCGTCCTCGATTTCAAATTCGAAGTCATCATCTTTATCACTCATTTGTGCCTCCTTTAGGCTCTGGAAATGCCGCGCGGATCATCAACAACAGCCTCAACAGCATCGTCGTTAATAATTCTAAACTCTCGACCGTGAATCTTTACCCGAGTACCGGCATGAGGGCGCACGAGGATAAAATCCCCACTCTTGCACCAAGCCCCGCTGGGGAACTTTTGCTCATCTTTGTAGCAATCGGGGCCGAGGTTCACGACAAAGAGCACTGTGGTAAGGAGTTCTTCATGCTCAATGGTGATACCGGCTTTAAGGAGCCCGTTCTCGAACTTGGAACCCACTTCAGGGATAGCGCACAAAATGCGGTAGCCCGAGGGGACTGGAAGCTGTTTAGCTTTCTGCTCATCAGTTTCAGGTAGTACAGTCGCATCATCAAGGTTGTCGGTGCTTGTAGCCAACAAAAGGTTAGTCATCTGCGTTTTCCATCCTTTCCGCAGTTTCAATGATCATATTATTGACCATCAACAGCCCACGGACTATCCCGCAGGAATACTTATAGTCTCCATGATCCTTAGCCGTGCCTTTGGCTAGGTCTTCGGATATATGGGTGATCTCTTCTTGTATCTTGTTTGAGAGATACTTTAGGATATCGTTACTCATTCAGCTTCCTCTGTAGCTTGTGGGGCTTCTGTAGTTTCTTCTTGCGAAGGTTGTTGCGCTTGCTGCTGTTGAGCGGCTAGCTGCATGGCTTGCATTCCGGCATCGTGAGACCGGTCTGCTGTTTTATGTTCAGTATCATGGGCGCGTTGAGCACCTTCACGGGCAATATCTACACCGATACGCAAACCCTCGACTTTATCTTGAGAGTCACGCTGGGCCTTATCTGTAGCGATCTTTGCGCCAACCTGCAGACCCGCAATGCGTTCCTGTACGGCCAGACGTTCTCTTTCAATATCGAGCTGATCTGATTTAGCGCCAGCATCGAGCATCATCTTCTTGCCCTTGAGGTCCAGTTCACCCTTCTTGATACCCAGCTCTTGCTGCTGCATCTGAACAATCGGGTCTTGGGCCGTCTGCTGAGCTTGCTGTTGCGCGGCTTGGCTCTGGTTAGTCTGCAGAACCTGCTTAGCGGCGGTAGCGGCGAGACGGGAAATCTCCATCTCGGTGTCTTGGGACATCTTCGCGTCAGGGGCCGGATACGGCACACCAGCGGCATCCTCAATCTGCTTGCGATACTTGAAGCCCATATGCTCCATGATGTGAGCTTGCATCGCTGCCATCATACCCTGCGCCTGCGGGTTCTGACCCATAAGCTTAGCGATCTGTGGGTCTTGTAGCGCCGAGGTATGCACCGTTATGTGCGCATCGTGGTCCTGTGGGAGGAACGCTTTGACCGGCTTACCATTAAAGACGTTGATATTCTCACTGACAGGATCAACTGGCGTCTGGTCATCTGTATCCATAGGTACAAGCTTAGCGGCGTTCTTAACCCCAAGAATCTCCAGCATCTGCCGATGCAGGTATGGGAGGTCGTAAATCTGCGGAGCGCCTTGGGCCATCTGCATGACGGCTTGGTACTGCACAACCTTTTGGGCCATAGTGGCTGCATTAGGGTCGCTGACGGGTATAACGGTGACGAAGTCGTAGTCAGCCTTCTTAGCCTTCGGAGTGCCCTCCTCGGGCTCGTACGAGTACTCATCGGGGGTATAGTCGCGGATGATTTCCTTCAGGAGGCGGAACTCCTGCTTCATCGCATAGTGGATGCGCGCTTGAACGGCAGACATCACCTTTAGCGTACGTTCAAGGATAGCCAGCGTGGACCCAACCGGCGAGTTAGCCGACATATCAGAGACCTGCAGGTCAGCAGCGCCAGCGAACCTACGCCCTTCGTCTACAATGGTACCAAGTAGGGAGTATAGGACTTGGCTGGGCTCCTTATAGGGGAGCGGCATCAGGTTATCGCGGATAGAACCGCTGGCTACATCTACATCGCGCCATTCGGCGGGGGCTATCGGGGTGTCATCACCCTTGACGCGAAGTCCTTTAGTTTTAAAGCCACCCGGTAGATTAGATAGAGTACCAGCATCAACGAGCTGGCGAATAAGAGAAGTGCCAGACTTAGCAAAAGCACCAATAAGATGGATAAGACCGAAAGCGTAGAAGCCAAAGCCTGGAATATAACTATAGTGAACGAAATGATTACGTTTTTGCTTAGTTTTATCTTCTGGCTGCCAGTTTCTGCGGATTGCCAGGACTGTTTCAGTGTTTTTTTCAATCGTAACCACGTACGGTAGCGCAATACCCGTTTCTTTACCGTCATCATCAACATCTTCGTACCCCGGCAGGTTGATATCGACATGCATTTCAAGGATTTTGAACCGGTCGTCCGATGACGCACGGAATCCCATCTTTTCGGCAATCTTTTTCTCTACTTCATCAAAAGTATCAACCGGATCACCAAGGTCAACGTCCTGATAGAAGCCTGCGGCCTGCAGTTTCTTCATTTCGTTAGGGGTTTTACGCATAACGTGGGTCACACGCTCTGATGTCTGCAAGTTAGAGGCACCATACGGTACAACTACATCTTCAGCGGGTACAAATAGCGAGACTTGGCGTTGTAGTGACGGGTCGTAGTACACTTTCTTGAACGCATTGCCCGAAAGACCAAGGCCCCAGAGCATCCGCTCGTGTTCCGGGCGGTATTCCACCATACGATCCGTCAATTGGTAGTTCATATCGTCGCTCACCCGGAGCGCCGCGTCCTTTTTCTCTTGGGTTTCCTTACCAATGATCAGTGTTTTGATCGGACCCGCCGCTGGAAACGTTTCCATCATCGTTTCAGCTTGGAACTTAACCAGCGCTTCGCTCAAAAGCGGGTGGTATACCCCGCACGCACCGGGCCAGGGCTCACTACGGTCCTCAACCTTAAGGCCAAGCAGCTCCAGACCGTCTACATAGGTCTGAATCCAGTCCTTACGAGAGCTAATATCCTCGTCGAAGTCGCCAATTAGATCACCGATAAGCTCCGTAAGGTCTTTCTCGTCGATCACTTCGGCCAGATTTTGGTTGAACTCCTCGTCCGCTTCTTCATCGAACTCTTCATCCATCTTCTCGGCATCGTCCATCTCATCACTAAGATCGATTTCAACTTCGATATCCGGGTCTTCTTGGTCATCAGCCTGCAGGCCGAGCGGAGCGCGGTTCAATGCTTTATCTACGGCCATGATCTGTTCCTAGAAGAGACGGTTGCGCCCAGCGGCGGGATTAGGACGTTCTATATTACCACTTTTACGCGGTGGAGGAGGGGGCAGTATTAGTAAAGCGTCGGGTTCTTTCTTGTCAAAATAGTCTCTAAGTGCTGCTGCTCCGCCTGCGTTAGCAACGTTAGTTGGGCTTGCTTTGAACGTCCATCCACCCTCATCGCTTCCAGACCATTCCCCTGCAGGGGGTGCACCTTTTGTTTTAGAAACAAGGCTATCGGTTGAATATGTAATGTGGTTTGTTTTTTTATATTTATCATCTAGATGGCCTGTCTTTGGGTCAGCCTTAGCGCCAGCAACAAAAGCCGCATGCGCATCGTAGTCGTCAGACTCTTGGACCTTGTTGTCTGCCAGCCACTTTGCGTAGTCATCCGCCATTAGTAGTACCCCTGTACCTTGCGTCGGAATTCCCGCTCTTCTTCGGGCTCGTCTAGGTTAGTGCCTATATAGCCGCCTTTTCTGAACCGCATAAGCGCCAGAGAGACGGAGTCTACGTAGTCGTCGTGTTCCCCAGAGGGGAAGCTAGCAACTTCGTCTATAACTTCTTCTGCCCAGTTAGTAGCTGGAGCCCACACCCGACCAGAAGCAAACATATCAGCGACAGCGTTTAACCTACTGATCTTATCATTACCACGGGTCGGCGTGAACTCCTGTACAGGTATACCCATTGCACGCATCTCGTAGATAAGCGGCGCACCCGAAGCCTTCTTCTCGATAATCACCGAGTCCGGTTCCCAGTCTTTATACTCTTCTATCGCCTTCTGTTTAAGGCGCGGGAACTCCATGCGCTCCCTGAAAGCGTTTAAGAGGATAATGTTAGCCTGCTTAACCCCCGTATCGTCGGGCATATAGAAGACACCCCACGTTGTAAGCGCACTATAGTCAGCCCGCTGGCTTTTCTCGAAGGCTGTATCCCACGCCATAAGTGTGAACTCACAGTCGGGCGGGTCATCCTTCTCCCACTCACGCCACCACTCTCTCTTTATAATAGCGCTAGTTTCAGATGTGGGGTTCTGCTGGTACTGCGCCATCCACTTGGAGTTGGGCAGTTCTTCCTTAAGCGAGGCTAGTTCTTTGAGAGACCAGAACTCGGGCCAGAGCGGGTTGCCACTGGGGAGGAGCGCAGGGAACTCAATCACCTCCCACTCCTCCCCACCTCGCTGAGCGGCGGCTTTAACCACCTGCCCAGTCAGGTCCTTCTTTGACCATCGTGTCATGACGACGACTATAGCGCCGCCCGGCTGCAGCCGCTGCCGAGGACCCGAGGTATACCACTCGTAAGTCTTGTCGTAGATGTCTGGGTTAATTTCCGCGAGTGCCGCTTCTTGTTCAGAGTGCGGGTCATCAATAATCAGCAGGTCAGCACCCTTGCCAGTAACCGCACCACCAACACCGATAGCGAAGTAGTCACCACCCTTACTAGTGTTCCATCGACCAGCCGCCTTCGAGTCCGACTGCAGGACGAGGTCAGGGAAGATAGCGTGGTAGTTATCCGTATCGACGAGGTTCCTCACCTTACGACCAAAGCCCACGGCCAGCTCTGCTGTGTGGCTAGTCTGGATAACTTTTTTGCCGGGATTCTTACCCAAAAACCATGCAGGGAGCAGGAAGGAAGCAAACTCACTCTTAGTATGTCGCGGGGGCATATTAATAATAAGCCGCTTCAGCTCCCCCCGCGCCACGCGCTCAAACGCCTCCGCCATCCGTGCGTGGTGCCTGCCAGAGATAAACGACGGCCACATCTCTTTGACGAACGGCAGGAACCGCTCAGTCGCCAGCTTCTTAGTCCGTAGCTCTTCCAACTTGGCTAGCTCTGCAAGGAGCATCTCCTGCTCGGGGGCGGAGAGAAGAGGGAGAATAGACGGGATATCCCTGAGGGATATATTATCCAGCAACGGGTTAGGGTTGATCCGGGTGCGCCCGCGAGGCGTAGAGACATTCCCCTTAATACTCACTCTTCTTCCTGCTCCGCAGGAATATCCTCAAACACCCCAAGCTCCTCGTCGATACTCATATATACCGGGGTTACATCTATAATGTCCGCGTTCAGGAGTCTCTTAACCCGCTCCTTTATCGCATCCTCAAGAGCTTCAGGCGTTTTATAGTTTATAGTTATCTCACTGCGCTCAGTGAACAGGCCTATGTCAGAGTGCTTACCTAGAAGCTCAAGAGCGCGTAGCTCGAACTTAGTGTCGCCGCAGTTGGCGATCTCCATAAGCTTATTCGTAATAGCCGACCGGGCAGCCGCCGCATCGAACGCAAGCTGTTGTCCGTAAGTCTTAAGGAAAGCTGCAGCAGCAAACGCAGTGTTAGGCAGTGTGAGATTCTTGCTCTTCTGCTTCTTTATTACCTCATCCAGCAGCCGCTTCTCTCGCTCCTGATCCTCAGGGGAAAGCTCTAGCGTAGCGTCAAACGCGCCCATCGCCTCTTGCATCTCTACGGTATTTGCCGCGATTTCTAGTTCTTCAATAAAGGTGTTGGGTGTTTCTTCCCGGGTGTCATAGGGCACCGGGTGATCTTTAGTAGGCACGATATTGATTATCGGCATAGGTATTAGGTTCTTTTTCGTTTTGTCTGGTGTTGTTTTAAGAGCGAACGCCCCCAGTGAGACTAGATATACCGAAGAATGAATAAAAGAAAACCCACTTATCGTTATAGGTAAAATCTAACAGCATAGGTCTTTAATTCTTGGTCCTTTTATCTTTTTCGATAAATAAAAATATATACCCCCCGGGGGTATTAGAAAAGAAAAAGGCATGGGGGGTTTCTCTGTGCGCGCTAACCGCATGGTGGCTGGGGAAAACGAAGGGGGGAGGGGGCCTAGACAATGTCAAGTATATCTTAAAAAATATGCGATATAATGTGTAAAATAGTAAGTATAGAAAGTGTGGGGACTTTGCTCTGGTTTGGGGGCATGGGGATGGCGTGGGTCGCGCCAGCGCCAGAAAAGCAATCCCCTCCCCACATAGGCCATAAATCGACTTTCACGCCCATTTAGTAGGCCACATTCCTCCCCATTTCCCCCTATATGTGACACACCATCGTGTCGCTCTAAAGAGGAAGCAAAGCCACATGGCCAAGCTCGCTCACATCTTGGGCTCATCGCCCGCTGCTACGCAGCCTAATACTCGCCTCGTCTATTTTATCGAGTGGCAACCGATTGAAGGGAGTGAGTACGTTTGTTCGGAGGTTGGGCACCTGACCCAGAAGGATGCCGCCAAGCAGGCCGCCGAATGGATGCAGACGTTGACCCGCAATGGGTTCTTCGTCTCCATCCGTATCACACACAAGTGGGTGCAATCATGAGAATGAGGGCCATCCTCGCCATCATCCCGAGCCTGCTCGGGATTATGCTCTTCCTAGGGATCATGCTCACCCTGATCATTCTCCTAGGCTGAATCGCCGACCCCCTGCGCCGCAAGGCGTGGGGGGAAGGTGAT